ACTGGCTTCCATTTCATCCAGAATGTACTACGTTTACATTCATATGGAGCATCAAGTTTCTTAATCATAATACCTTCATAGCCTTCGGCAACACAATCGTTTGCATACTGTGCCATAAACTTATGATCTTCTTCGTTATCAAGATTTAGTTGTTTGCCTTTGACCATGACAACATTTGTCATCTGTACTCTGTTTACAACACTTTCAAGAGCTAGTAATCTATCTATTTGTTTTCTATTACTGTGTCCTTGTTTGAATTCAACCAAACTCATTATATCAAACACATTGAATACACTGTCGGTAGCAACATGGTCTTTACGTGTCGCACCTCTCATAAGTTCTTGAAAACTTTTACCTGTGATCTCGCCATCAATTACCACACCACCTCTTTGTGTAGTAGTTGGGCATAGTTTTTTAAGTTCTTGTTCAATTTGTGGAAAGTTGTTAAAAAGTTTTCCGTTCCTACTAAACAACTGTACATTGTCTTTAGTAAGAATAGCAATCGTTCTAACACCATCAAGTTTTGGTTCGATCATTACTTCGCCAACTAATTTTTTTGGATGTCCTTTTGAGTCTGTTGCTAGTTGTACTTCGAAAACAGGAATTTTCCATTCACTGTTTCCAACAATCTTGTTGATTGTTTTACTTGTGATGCCACAACGTAGATCTTTTATAAGCACACGTCTAGCCAGCATGTTCCATTGATCACTATCAAACTTTTGACTCATCAGTTCAACTGCTTCTTTGGCGGCATTGCCAGTAATTGTTCGTGTACGTAAACTTTCACACAATCCCCAAAAAGCCACCCATGGATTTTCTTTTAACTCTAAGCCTTCAGTTTCAGTAACCTGTTTAATGTTGTACGTAAAAAATGGATTGTATGCTAGGTAGCAGTTGTATAAAAAGCATTCTGCACTGTAACTACCAAGTCTTGCCGCAACAAGTGCTTTCTCAATTACACCTTCTTTGTGTAAGCGACTATTATTTTCCTCGAGATCTTGTATCCAATCGCAAGCCACTTGTAGTCCATTATATTCTTCTGATTGATATTTGCTGATGTCTAGCATGAGTGATGTCTCCATTTCTGTTACATATCATACTATTAATATACTATGCTTTTGTTATACTGTCAACCTATTTTCTGGTCTTGGTCCGTCTTTATCTTTTGCATAAAACCATCCACTTAGACTGTAACGAGGATGATCTGCGCCAATACTAACCGGCGAAACAAAGTGTGTATTCATATCAACTTTGCTTACATCCATGAGCACAAGTCGATTGCCATATGGAATGATACTTTCTTTAATTTCTTTAACTTCATGATCCATAATACACAGTTGTCCGCCCCAATCTGGTTCCCACGCCGGATTAAAGTAGAATATAAAAGCACACCACCTAACTACATCATTATGCATTTTAAGCCAGCTCTGGTAATCATAGAATCCATAGTTGCCATGTTTTGCCTGCATATTAGGAAATTCTGTAACTTCTGTAGCAAGGTCGTGAAACGTATAATCAGGAGTATAAACACTGTAATCTTCTGTAACATTGTGATTAAACTTTGTAATATACTCGTTATCATGCTCTTTGTTAGACTTGCCAGCAACAAATACATGATGAAAATAACTAAAGTTACCTTTAGCATTTTTAATATACTCGTCAAGTGTTACTTGAAAATCTTCTGTGTTTTTATAACCTGGAGGATAGCTTCTGACGTCAAGACCGGTAGCTCTTGATCTAAGTTGGTATGGCAAATGAGGAACTTCATTGTATAATGCTTGAATGTATTCATCTTCGAGTACATTATCTATTACACAATATCTTTTTTCAGCAAAGTCTTTTTTTGCTTGTACAATGTTTTCTCTATTGAACATTATGATCTAACGATTATTGCATCTGCTTGAGTAACAGTATATGTGCTACTTGCAATCTGTCCTGGATTGCTAGGAGGAGTGGTTGGTATTGGTGCATCAGTTTGAATATTTGCAGTTGCTAATTTGTTGATGTTTCGTGCTTCACGCATTGCACCAACTGCGGCTTGTCCGCCTGTGCTTGAAAAATTCATAACACGCTCTAACAATTCCCCAGTACCGCCGGCAGATGTATCAAGACCGTAAGCTGGTAAATTTGCGGCGAGTTGAATTGCGGTTGTATCTTGTGTCTGAATTACATCAAGATCTAAATCAATTTTTTGACGTATTAATTTTTCTCTAGCCTGTTGTTCTTGCATACGTTTAAAATTACGTTGTATAGTTTGTGCTTCAGGATTGGCCGTATAAAAAGTTTGCATAAGAGTTTTTGCTGCTGCAATTATACCGTTCCAGCAAAGTTCTTTTGTTGCATATGTTCCTGCACCATAGACACCTGCAGGAATAATATAATCAGTAGCAGGAGCAACTGGATCATATGCTCCATCTATAAAATAATCCATAACAACGTAGATGCCTGTGTTTGAACTTGAAGATCCGTTGTCAGCAGTAAACACATCCATAGCACCACTATCAATAAGTTGTTGCATTAAAATTTTGTTTTGTTGCAGTGGAGCCGCACTGTTGTAACCAGCGGCATAACCAATTACATCACTTACAGTATAAGTTCCGTTAGGTCCTGTGGCTAGTGTAATACCACTCTCGGTTTTGTATGTGGTGGTCCAAAAGTTCTTAACTTCGTCTGTGACGTATTGTGTTTGATCTTTAATTAGATCTAAGTCTTTAAATGTTTCAGCAGTTGTACTAGCAGTAGCTAATAGGTCAGCGGTGGTTCCGTCAATGCCTTTGACCTGTCCAAAACTTCTTGCTAATGCGCCATTGGCAATAGCTAGATCATCAGGTAATGCCCCTGCAAGATTTGCACCAAGGCTTACAAATTCTGAATTTACTGCACCGTCAGCTGTATAAATGGCTCTATCGCCAACACTTGCTGTTCTTAATGGTGCAGTAAGAGTACTATAACTTGTTGGGAACAATTTCTGTGGATCCATCAAGTCTGTGCCTTTAGCTATGGCAGTTTGTGTGTTTCCAAGAATACCTTTTACATCAGCCACTTCGGTGGTTGATAAATCACCAAATGCATCATAAACTTGGCTTTGTATGTTGTTGGGTAAAGCAGGACCTATTTCAGCAACTTTGTTTAGATCAACTCCTAAACTGCCTAAGGTTGTGGTTGTCTTTGAATTTACTGCATTTGCAACTGTGCCAAGGTCAGCACCTAAACTACTAGCAATCCGTGGATCCACTGAGATGTTGGCCACTTTGTCATACATTGGACCAAGATTACCAGCCTGTTCCATGTTTTTTAATAGTTGTCCTGGAGAACCAAGATTTCCGATGCTACCAAAATCAACTGTGCTTCCAAGACTTCCAAGGTCAGCACCGAAATCAGGCAACGCATTTGTAATGCCAGTTAGGTTGCCACTCATTATGCCATCCATGCCTGGGAATGTTCCGCCGGCAAAACTGTTTGCACTGTTAGTTGCGGCTGATATCATTTGATTTGCACTGCCTACAAATCCATCTGCACTTCCTAGAACACTGCCAAACTTTTTAGCACTTCCTACTATTTCATTACCAACTACACTTCCGCCCATTACCTTGGCTGATTCAGCAAGTCCTGCTGGTAAAACGTTTGTGAGTCCACTTGGAGCTATTGCAGTAAGTGCATCTCCACTGAAAACATCAAAGCCTCCAGAGAACACGTTATCACCAAGACCGCTGGCCATGTTAGAGAATGTGTTTTGATAACTTGCAGGGAGTGAGCTAACTTTAGTAAGTGTACCTGTTAATTTTGTTGGAGCACTCAGTGATTGATATTCTGCTTGATTGGTTGTCAAAGCAGCCATTGACGAATCACCAGTTAAACCAGTTTCTGGATCTGTAATATTGTTAGGAACACCTGTTGTTGATTCGATTGGATTTCCGCCAACTTCTGCAACCATGCCTGCACCAGCTGTTAAAACTGGGCCTGTTATTGAACCACCACAGGACATCTTAACCTGCCGGTATCATAACGTCAGTGCTTCCATTTTGTCTTGTGTGTCCACAAGTATCAGGAGAGCCTACGTAGTTAATTGGTTTGCCAGTAGCAAGTACACTGTTGGATCCTTTGGTAGTTTTTGCATTACAATGAGCACTACAACCTGGTGCTCCACAACAAGGATGGGGAGTTACAGAAGTTCCTACTAGACATGCCGCTCTACCGTTAATGAATACACTAACAGCGCCGGCACCTGTTGCGGCACCGCCTGCTGAATTAACATCGCCTATTCTTACTGCTCCTGGCATTTTTATCCTTTTAGTATACCTTTTTGTGGTGTTACAATGCCTGTACTTGCTTGAATATAACTTGCAACTATATCCTTATGTGTCTCAGTGTACATTGTAATATTATTTGTATTTATAGTAATATTTTTTGTCTCATCTGCACTCATCATTGCAGGCAAGAGTTGTACACCTTGTTGTGTTGGTATTAAACTAAATGGGCGAGATATTATTGTTTCTTTACTATCTGAACTGACAATCTTGCAGATAATTTCACTGCTATCGCTAAGTCGTAATGAGTAAGTTTTGTTTGGTTCTAACATTTAAAATCCTTTGTCTATTACTCTAGTTTGCCGATTTGGAAAGTAGTCCTTTTGTATGCCTTCACGTTTTAGGTCAAGTGTTATGCAATGTAATCCACCGTCCCAAAAGTATCTATGACGCCATGGAACATACACAGGTTCCATATTGTGTTTTTTGAGGAAAGCATTTACAATTTCATTATCTGGTTGACTTACACAAACATAATGTTCATCAAGTACAAGCACATTTATATCAAATACAGTCTCTTCCACATAACCTACCCAATCTTGTAGCCATGTTTCTACAAAGTTTGTAAACTCTTCATTGTTTTCTTCGCCTGGCACCCACCACTTTCCTTGATTTTTCTTTTTCATTTCAAGAAATGGATGAACTTTGCGCCAACTTTGGTCAGGTAGATAACATACGTCCCAACCAGGAAATGTATTTTCGTAAGTTTGTATTTCTTTAAGACTTAATATTGCACCAAGTTTGATTGTATGAAAACAACTATCGTTATGTCCACCAATGTTTAGTACATTGATTTTAAAATTTGTAAACATTTTTGCAAACTCTTTACAATAATAGTCAATCAACATAGGAGACATTTCACCCCAGACATCAATGTATATATCTCTTCCAACTACAGTAATCGATGGAGCAGGCATAGCGAAGTGCATAGGTGGTTCTTCATTATGTATATTTACAAGTTCACTGTGTATATCAGGTTTATCACTTAGTGGTTGTTTGTTGACAAATCTTTGTACATAATCTGTATACGATGGCCAATCAGGAGCACCTTCTCCTTTGTGTCCGTTGAAAGATATTTCGCTCAGTGGGGCATTTATATTTTTGAAATTTTTACTATAATCATCGAGTGATTGTTTTATTCCTGGATGATCGTTGCCAGTATAAAACAAACTATTTCCAATTACTAACTGACAATCTCTTGGTTGTAACGGACTACGTGGTATTGATGTTAATTTTCCGTTATCAGTATAATTCATTATACTATCATTGGAATCAAGTTTCGGACGCAAAACAGTACAACCAAAGTCTTTTAAGATCCTTTGATACCCTTCAAGGTCTTCTTGTGTTTCGTCAGCAATGCGTTGTAGTGCAGATCGAACTTTATTATTTTTTATATCGCGAAAGAATTCTGGAGAGTAGCATTCACCAAGCATCACTGTTTGAAGGGTATCCCACTTATTCCATATATTATAATCCATGCAACTACTTAGTAGCCAGAACCATTCCACCCTGTATTTTCAATATAATCAACTAAATCATCGTATCCACCGACAATCTTATTGTTTATTACAATCTGCGGAGCAGTACGTGCATTTGGAACAATTTCAAGAAGCTCTTCTCTGGTTATGTCAGTTCCAATTTTTGCTTCGTCAAATCTAACATTCATTCTTTTTAGAAGACTTTTAGCCGCATCACAATAGCCACACAAGTCTTTTGTATACACAGTTACACTCATAAACTAAACCCCTTAAATGTATTGTTATCAACGTCTTGTTTTGTTCCGCCATTTACATAACTGGTTATTTCTGTTTCCTGCGGAGCAACCTGTACATCGCCACCAGCGATCCATTTCTGTGTCCATGGTAGTGGGTTGCTTGCACCTTTATAACTGCTCGGTACTCCTACCGCAGTCATGCGTTTGTGTGCAATCCATTGTACATATTCTTTAAGTAACTGTGCATTAAGTCCAATCATTGAACCGTCTCGAAACAGATAATCTGCCCATGCACATTCTTGATCAACTGCATCTTCAAACATTTTTATCACTGTTGGTTCACACTCTTTTGCAATTTTTACAAAATCAGGATCATCTTTTGGTAATAATTTGAGTAGTTGTTGTGTACTTGCCAAGTGTACGTTTTCGTCACGTGCGATAAACTTTATAATTTTAGCATTGCCTTCCATTTTCTTTAATTCTGCAAATGCCCAACTACAAGCAAAGGATACATAAAAACGCACACCTTCTAAAATGTTAACACTGGCCAAACAGATCCACAGTTTCTTTTTAAGTTCGTATAGATCAATTTTAACTTTCTTACCGTTTACAGTGTGTGTACCTTCACCTAGTAGGTTGTAGTAACTGCAAGTTTCTACTAAATCATCATAGTATGCAGTGATGTCTTCTCCACAGTCAATAATCTCCTGTATGTCCATCATCTCATCAAACACCTTGCTTGGGTTTGCATATACATTACGAATGATGTGTGTATAACTTTTTGAATGTATTGTTTCACTAAACGTCCAAGTGATAATCCAGTTTTCCAACTCAGGCAAACTCACAATAGGACCAAATGCCTCAATTGGTGCTCTACCTTGCACACTATCCAAAAGTATTTGTCTTTTGAGATTGCTAGTAAAAATATGCTTTTCATTAGCAGTAAGCTCTTTAAAGTCTTTTGCATCACGCAGTACATCTACTTCTTCAGGTCTCCAAAAGAATCCTAACTGCTTGTCAGTAAGTTTATCAAACTGTCTGTACTTCAATGTATCATAACGTTGTATGCCGACTCCTCCTGCCGGATCTAAAAATGCAAGACTGGTCGTATGGTCTCTATTGGCTGTATTCAATACACTCATTGTCGTTCCTATATTGTGCAACTATCGCAGGCTTCTTCGTACATTGGCTCTTCGATAGTAATATCTTGTTGTTGTGTTTCGTTCATTTTGTCTATGTCTATTTCTCCTGCACCGTCAAATGTGTTGAAGTAATAGAGTTGTTTGTGTCCATATTTATAACATAGTAATAAATGTTGTAACATTGTACTCATTGGAATCTTTTCATCTTCATAATGTACAGGGTTGTAAGATGTGTTTACACTAATACCTTGATCGATATACTTTTGTAATACTGCCATTATTTTTAAATAACCCTCAGGAGACTTTTGATCCCATAATAGTTCGTATTTGTTTTTGTAACGTGCAAACCCTGGCACAACCTGTTTAAGTACACCATCTTTGCTTTGCTTGATACTTACAAATGCTCTTGGTGGTTCAATACCATTTGTACTGTTACTAATCTGTGC